GGTATTGTTCATCAGTCCGACGGTGTTTCTGTTGGGTCAGTTATTACTGTACTCGGTGCAGAAACAAATGAAGGCGATCAGACCTCTGGTTTACAGGTTGGATCCGAGTTTGTTGTAGCTAAAGTATTTGAGGGTGGATCAACAAGTGCTATTGGTGCGGCAGGTGGAGATCAGGTTATAACTGGTCCAATAGTAGGAGGGGACTACGATGGTCTTCACAAGGTAACTTTATTGCTTTCTGGTAATACCTTTGAGGTTGGAGATCCAATTGAGCTTGCTGGTTTTAGTACAAGTGCTGGGATCAATGGAGCAAGGTTTGTTGCTGAACGCACTTCTAGTTCATTTTCTTTTTATACAGCCGATTTTTCTAATAATAATACTCCATTAGCTGGAACAGTTAATTTAGCTCACGGATTTGAGTTCTGGGTACAGGCGGACTCAATTGATACACACATTACAGATGGGGCTAGTTTAACTGCTACTCCAGTATTTACACGGAAGGTATCAGTCGGTCTTGGCTTTAGCCATATGCCAGCACCTCCCTATGCTACCTATCACCAGCGTAGGCTGGTAATGCCATTCAGGTACTCCGTGGATGCAGAAGAAGGCTCGTACACCTACCGAGACATCGTAGATGAAGTAATTGGTTCTGACATACTGGACTCCGACACATACGATCAGATCTATGCTCAGTACAGATTTAATGCTGGGACTGCTGACTTTACAGTTGGGCTGCATTCATTCTCTGATGATTCCCTGATAGTGTTTAATCGTAACAGCATTCATATAGTTCAGAACACAATTAACCTAGCGGGTGCAACTACTAGACTACTGACCAACGAAGTTGGTTGCGTAGCACGTAAGTCAATTATCCAAGTTGGTAATCAGGTTATCTTTCTTTCTGATAATGGTGTATACGGTACGCAGTTCCTTGATGAATACAACCTACGAGGCACTGAAACTCCACTGAGTGAATCAATCAACGAAACAATTAATCGGATTAACAAGGATCACTGGGAAGAATCCAGGGCCGTTTACTTTGATAATCGCTACTACCTTGCTGTTCCACTTGATGACGCTCAAAGGAACAATGCTATCTTAATCTTTAACTTCCTTAATTTACAGTGGGAAAGTATTGATACAGTTGACAATGCAAACTGGGACATTGAGAATCTTATTGTGGCTGGTGAAGGTACTAACAGAGGGGTCTATGCAATCAATCAACTTGGTGGCATACACAGGCTTGACACTCGACTAGATGGACGTGATCGAGTGGTCACAGCCATCGGGGTTCCAAGTGATACCTACGGGATCCCTGCGTCCATTACTACACGGCAGTACACACTGGGGACAATGGATCGCAAGCGATTCAATCAGTTTGAGATGCACGTAGAAAGCAACAGCACAAATGTCAGTAACTTTGACATTACAGCAGAAACGGAAAACCCAGATGCTAACATAGGACTGCAATCATTAAGTGATTATATTGATGGCGAAACCTTGGCTGCTGGTGAGGATGTTTCCATACGTGGTAGAATAGGTAACCGCCGTGGATACGGCATTCAATTTACAATTAACAATACACAGGGGAGACCACGCATACGAGCTATTGAAGCCAACGGGGCCATTTCCTTTAGATCAACTACAAGCGCAGAATAATTATTATGTCAGTACTAAATCCAGGAACAACATTTTTAAACGGAGAGCAGCTTACTGCTGATCTGCTCAATAATCTTGTATCGCAAGCAACATTTACATCTGCATCCATAGACAATCAAAGCACTGAAATTTCTGGTGCATCAATTATTGTAAAGGATGAAGGTATCATTCAATCAAAGATTGCTCCAGGTGCAGTAGTCTTTACAAAGCTTGCTCCCGCTTTGGTCATCGACGATGATACAATGGCTACGGCCACTGCTACGACCTTGGCTACTTCAGAAAGTATCAAAGCTTATGTGGATTCAACTCCTTCGATTAAGGCTTGGTGCGTATTTGACCCACTTACAGGGAATTTGTTAGCTGGTAGCGGGGTAAGTTCAGTAACTGGGTCTTCAGGCTTGTATACCATCTACCTTTCCCCTGCAGCTCCGAGTTCTAATTATGCCTGCTTTGCAAGCGGTGACACTGATGATGGCTCTATAAGTGCCTCTATTGGGGCATACTCCTCGAGCATCGTTACAGCTAAAGTAATATCAACGAAGCCTTCGGGGACTCAAACTATCCCAGGTAATGAAAACGTTTCATTTTCCGCTATTTGGTAATATGAACCCTCTCCTTCAGTCAGTTCAACTAGCGTTGCAAAACGCTACGCAAAGGGAAGCCCTTGTCTTTATCGACAAGGTAGTAAACTTCTGCATTGAAGGTCAGAATAGCGAGGTACTTAAAGGATGGAGCGAGGACACCATCAGACTTCTAGTTGCGTACCATATATCAAAGGGTACATTTTTACATACTGAATCCAAGGATGCAGAAATAACTGGAGTTCTGATGTGGTACAATTGTAACTACGAAGACAACTGGAAATTTGTTGAAGAATGGCGCTTGGATGACAAGAATGGAGACACTGTCTTTCTTGCATTTATGTGGGCATCCAATACTAAAGATTTTAAAAGGCTGATAATGAATCTTATTGTTAATGAGCCAACTGTATTATCTAAAAAACTCACTAGTCTAAGGACTAAAAACAAACAACCAACTAAAATTGATTACAGCACGAAAGTGTTTGCTAAGATTTTAAGTTTAAAAGATTAGGAATATATTATGGGAAGCAAAGGAGGAGACGCACCAGAAATGCCAGATCCACGTACAACTGGGCCAGCTAATATGATGGCCGAGTATCTGTTTGGATACGGAGCAGGTCAAAAGCAATACAAGGGTATAACTGATGCTGCGCTTCAGGGTAAAATCCTTGGAGCTGAAAAGGCATTTCGACCTCAGTATTTGGATTTAGAACTTACTGATTTAAGTAATAGATTGTATGGACTAAAAGCTGGTCGTGCGAATCCTGAAATTGATAATTTAAAAGCTCAAATTAGGCTTAAGGAAAAGCAACTGAAGAAGGCAAAGCAGCAAGGGGCAAGTAAGAAAAAGAAAAAGAAATTAAAGAGACGTATAAGTAGTCTAGAAGATGAACTGGCAGGAACTTCGGAAACCATTGATGAGGCGACTCCAGGTATGTTTGACCTCAGCCGAGCATCGGCAGAGGAAGCAGGCATAACACAGCGAAGTGAATTAGATCTACAACGTGCAGCAGACGTAGGAGCACTTGAGCAGTACGCTCCTCGGGTTGTTGAGGCTTACCGTGAAGCTGATCCTTATAGCACTGGACTTGCAGAGTCCCAGACTGCTATGGCTCAGGATCTTTACCAACGTTCTCAGGGTTTAAACCCAGAGCAGCAGCGTCTAGCTGATCAGGCGGCATTGCAGATGTCGCAACGTGCTGGTCGTATCGGGGATCAAAGCTCGGTAGCTAGTCAGATTCTTGGTCGTGAGCAGTACCTATCTGGACTTCGTGGAGAAGCAGCAGGTATGGGACAACGGGCTTTTGATATGAACCGTGTAATGGCTGGTGATCCAATGATGGCTATACTTGGTAGAGGTAATAATGCTGCGGCAGGAGGAGCTGGATTACTTTCATCTGCTCAAGGTCTGAGTACTGGACCTCAACTGTTTGATCCTAATGCTGGTATTAATTACGGGATGCAGAACCAAGCGAATATGATGGGACTACAGGGTGCTCAAGCTCAGGCTGGTGCAGCTCGATCCGCTGGTACGTCTGATATGATTGGATCGATTGGCGGTTCAATTCTTGGTGGTCCAATCGGAGGTGTGATTGGAAAAGGAGTAGGTAAAGTTTTTGATAAGATTTTTTAGTTCCATTACCTACATTAAATACAAAAATTAAATAATTATGGCATTTCAACAAGGATCAAAAATCGACCCCCGTCTAATGCAGATGGACTACAGCGGCTTTACCAACGCCGCTAACATACAAGCGAACGCACTAGCTAGCCTTGGTCAGCAGATCGGTGAAGGTATTGAGAAGTACCAGAAGAACAAAGAGATTACTGCTGCTGGACTTGCGTCTCTTGAAGGTACTACTGCTGCCAATCCGGACCTCTTGTTGGCTTTTCAAAGCGATACTGGGGACGCTGGCAAGGCTTACAAGAAGATTGAGGCTGGGGACTACAACCGGAAAGACGTACTCATTGCCAATGGCTTCGCCTCTTCTTACGTGAATCAACAGAAAATAACACAAGCCAACCTAGCAGCAAATCGCCAGGACCCAACTGCTGGAATGCAAAATTACCAGTACCTGATTCAACAGGGAGTATCACCAGAAGAGGCTCGTGAACGGTCATTTGGAAAGAGTTCAACTAACATTAATGTTGGTGGCGAACCGGGAGTTGGTGAAGCACTGATAAAGCAGACGTTCGGGCAGGATCAGAAATATTTCCTAGAAAATGTTCAACCCGGCCTTGATTCACTGCCAAACCTTCAATTTATGGAGCAAATGCTGAATGTTGTGGGTGATGATGGAGAGGTAATTACCGGTAAGTTAGCCAAGCCAGAACTATTCCTAAAGTCCCTAGCAAGAGACCTAGGAGTTGGTGAGTTCCCGGATGTTGCCGCAACTCAATCCTACCTAGCAACAGCAGGTCGCCAGGTGGGTCAGGTCATTAGACTATTCGGTAGCGGAACTGGTTTATCTGATGCTGACCGTGAGTACGCTGAAAAAATCGCCGCTGG